CTTGTCGGACGCCATCGGGTACACATACCAGCAAGACGGCCACAGCTTCTACGTGCTGATCTTCCCAACCTCAGACACGACTTGGGTCTACGATGTGGCAACACAGGCATGGCATGAACGGGCTGGATTTACCAATGGTGCGTTCACCCGTCACCGTAGCAACTGCCAATCGTTTTTTGGCACCAAGGTTTTGGTGGGTGACTATCAAAACGCCAACATTTATTCATTTGATCTGGACGACTATTCGGACAACGGCAGCATCCAGAAGTGGTTACGCTCGTGGAGAGCACTGCCCACCGGTCAAAACAACCTCAATCGCACTGCGCACCACAGCCTTCATCTTGACTGCGAGGCAGGTGTCGGCTTGAACATCGGTCAAGGCAGCAACCCTGAAGTCATGTTGCGCTGGTCAGATGATGGTGGGCACACATGGTCCAACGAGCATTGGGTCAGCATCGGCAAGATCGGCGAATATTATCGCCGTGCCATCTGGCGCAGGTTGGGTATGACCTTGAAGCTGCGTGATCGCGTCTACGAGGTGTCGGGTACAGACCCTGTAAAGATCGCCATCATGGGTGCGGAACTGATAGCGAGTCCAACAAATGCCTAACAATATCGCAAACCCCACGCCGATTACACCACCCCGAGTGGGGTTGATTGACCCGCGCACAGGGTTGATTGAACGCTCATGGTACATGTTTTTTCTGTCACTGTTCAATATTGCAAAAAAATCGGACGATTGGGAGAAAGGACCAATTACAGACTCACTCGTATCGTCTTATGATGCCGCCATCCAAACACTGCAACAGCAGGTAAACGTGCAGCCGGATCAGACTGGTGAATTTGCAAGTGTGTTGGATTCGCTCCGGCAAGAGTTGCAACTGTTGCCTCGTCACGAAATGGGCACCCTGAGTCAGCTTCAACAGGACAATGTGCCGTGGTTGAAGTTCGACACGACCCCCGAGCATGTACCCACCAGTATTGGCACCTTGTCGTGGGATGGTGGCACGACTCTGGGCATCCAGATGACGGCCAACGTGCTCCAGCAAGTCGGCGAGTCGCAGTATTTATATATCAAGGCCGACAGCATCATCACCAAGGGTCAGTTGATCATGTTCACTGGCGCAGTAGGTGCCAGCGGCGTGATCAGAGGTGCCCCTGCCACCGGGTTGACAGACGGTCAGTACATCAGGGGTATTGCTGCCGAAAACATCGCCACCAACGGATTCGGTCTTGTTGCATCGTTTGGGCATGTGCGAGGTTGGGACACCACAGGCACTCCAGTCGGTGAGACGTGGGCTGACGGCGACATCCTGTACTGCAATCCATCGGTTGCCGGTGGACTGACCAAGACCCAGCCAACCGCACCCAACATCAAGGCGACGATTGCTGTCGTTATCAACGCTGCACCCGCCGGATTAGGCGATGTGTTTATTCGAATGACCACAGGTTCTGTGCTTGGCGGGACCGACTCGAATGTGCAGTTCAGCACACTCGCCACGAATGACCTGATTCAGTACAACGGCACAGTTTGGCAAAACGTGACAGCCGCTTCCGTGATTGCAGGTAGTGGTGGTGCTCCGGTTACCAAGACGGCAAACTTTACCGTTGCCGCTGGTGAAACTTGGCTGATTAACAACAAGTCCGGCTCAAGCTGCACCGTGACGCTTCCCACACCCAGCGCCATCACAGGTCGGATGCTGCACTTCCAGAACTACCAAGCCCAGACCCTCGTGTCAGCATCGAGTAATGTGGTGCCGCTGGCAGGTGGCTCCGCTACCACGGCGATTCTGCAAGCGGTTGCCGGTGCAAATACCACCTTGATATCTGACGGCACAAGTTGGATAATGACGCAATACGACTCCAACAATTCGTTGGAATTAGAATAAGGAGAAACCCGAATGACAGTCATCGTCAAAACCATCGTTCCCAGCAAGACCGTCGAGAATACGCAGACCACCCAGTACACCGCCAACAACGTGACCACCATCATCGACAAGTTCACGGCGACAAATTACAGCGCCACAGCTGCGACGATCTCAGTCAACTTGGTAACAACCGCTGGGTCCGCTGGCAACATCAACTTGATCACCAAGACCAAAACGCTTCAGCCGTCCGAGGTTTACACGTTCCCTGAACTGGTAGCGCATGTTTTAAGCCCCGGCGACTTCATCAGTACAATCGCAGGAACCGCCAGCGCAATCAACATGCGCGTCAGTGGCCGTGAGGTGACTCAGTGAACATGGCATTGACTTATAGTAAGGGGTTTGAAGCTCCTGCTGTTGTCATGCGTAAGAAAGTTGAGGCGTTGCAGCACGAGTTGCTGAAGTTGCCACAGGCCGCGATTGTCACCGAGCACATCTTCAAACCCGGGATTTACGAGCGTAAAATCACAATTCCGCCGTGGACGGTCTTGACCGGAGCAGAGCACAAAACGGATTACAAGGTGCGGGTTGAAGCTGGCACGATTGCCGTCAACACGGACGATGGGGTCAAGGTCTTGACCGGCCCGCTGGAATTTGACGCCACGGCTGGGATGCAACGCGCAGGTCGGGTTTTTGAGGACGAGGTGGTTTGGGTGGACGTCTACCCGAACCCTGACGACTGCACCAATTTGACAGTGCTGGAAGACCGGCTGTATGTGGTACCGGATTGCGGTCTTGCTGACAGCAGAACAGAAATTCAAAAAGCGCAAATCGATTATGGTGTGTTTCTGCACCAGATCGGCATAACGCAGGATGAGATGGACAGTATTGTCCACATCGAGTATGATTTGACGGACATGCCGAACGAGGTGTTTACGCAGTTGCGTGAATCGCCAATTCACGGTAAAGGGTTGTTTGCAATCAAAGATTTTGAAGCGGGTGAGGTGGTGTGTCCGGGGCGCATTAATGGCAAACGAACGCCTGCTGGCCGGTTCATCAACCACTCACTCAACCCCAACATCGTTCCCGAAAAAGTCGGGGATGATATTTATGCGGTCGCAATGCGTAAAATACAGGCAGGTGACGAACTGCTTGTTGATTACAGGGCGTCCATGCGGGTCAATTTTGGCATTGCATTACAAGGAGAATTACCATGTCTGGATGGGTAGCTGGTGCCGTAGTCGGCAGTGCTGTAATCGGGGGTATCGCATCAAACAGAGCCGCATCCAAGCAGGCTGCTGCCGCTGATCGCGCTACCGAAGGGCAAGAGCGCATGTTTGAACGACAAGCAGAACTGTCTGAGCCGTGGCGCAAAGCCGGTGAGCAGGCGCTGAACAAGCTGATTCCGCTGACCGATTACCAAAACTTCGACATGGACCAGTTCCGGGCTGACCCCGGTTACTCGTTCCGCATGTCCGAGGGTATGAAAGGTCTGGAGCGATCCGCTGCTGCTCGTGGTGGCTTGCTGTCTGGCGCCACCCTCAAGGGCATCCAGCGATTCGGGCAAGACCTCGGTTCGCAAGAGTACATGAACGCATTTAACCGGTACCAGACTGAACGTGCCGCCCGACTTCAACCCCTGCAATCGCTGGCTGGTGTCGGTCAAACCACAGCGCATCAGATTGGTCAAGCCGGCATGTATGCTGCTCAAAACATCGGCGAAACTCAGATGAGTGGTGCTGCTGCCCGCGCATCGGGTTACGTGGGTAGTGCTAACGCGCTGACCGGTGCCTTGAACACCGGCTTGAATTACTACCAGAATCAGCAGATGCTGAACCGAATGACTCCGCAGCCCACCGCTGCACCAAGCTATCCTTACCAACCCCCTCAGACGGCACCAGTCGATTACTCGATTGGCGGCGGTCGCCTGTAAGGATTCATCATGCCCATCAACCCAAACATCGCATTGGCCGTCAAAGGCATTGAACTGCAAGACCCGCTTGCTCAGTACGGTCGCGTGGCTGCAATTCAACAATCGCGGCAACAAAATGCACTTGCTGACATGCAAATGCAAGAGTACTCCCGCGCCCGCGAGGAAGAACAAGGCATTCGCAATCGACTAGCCGGTGGTGCTTCTTTGGAAGATGCTGAGACACGCAACTACTTGATTGGTTCCAAATCGGGTCGGGAAATTCTTCAGCGCCACTCCGACTTGCAAAAATCGCAAACCGAGGAAGCTGCTCGTCGTGCCAAACTTATGACCGACACCGAAAACATGTACCGCAACATGTCGGGTCAAATCAGCACCAAATCGGACGCTGCCACGTTCCTGCAACGCATGATTAACGACCCGGCATTGAAGGGTTCGCCGATTGCATCTATTCCGTTGATACAACAGATTCAACACATCCCCGATGATCCGCAAGGTCTGGATGACTGGGTTAAACAGTTCGCGCTTGGCACAACCAAGTACATCACAGAGAACAAACCAGTCACCACTGGTCAAGACACTGGCGCAGGTGGCAGACTGATCTCTCGTCCCGGCTTGGGTGGTGCATCGACTGTTGTGCCGGGCAGCGAGTTCACCAAGACAATGGCTCCCGGTGAAGCTGAACGCATCAAGAACGAAGGTCTACGCATCGGCCTTGAAGGTCGCCGTGTTGCCGTTCTTGAGGAGAGAGCGAACTATTTTGGCGTTCCCGGGGTGCAGCTTTCCAAGAGGGAAATACAATCGCGTGAGGCTGCGTTCCCCAAAGCAACCACAGCAATTAAGAGTTTCGAGGCAGACGCAAATGAGCTTATTTCAGATCTTGAACGATTAAAAAATCATCCGGGTCTGTCGAACATCACAGGTGTCATTGCGGGCCGCACACCGTCACTCACGGCACAGGGTCGGGCAGCACAGTCGCTTTACGACAAGATTATTGCAAAAGGTGGATTCCAATCGTTGCAGGATGTGCGAAATGCTTCTCCAACTGGCGGCGCTCTCGGTTCAGTCTCCAACCAAGAGGGTCAGCAGTTGAAATCCGCGTTTTCGGAGATTGACCAAAAGATGGACGCGCCCGACATTCGCGGTGCAATTGACCGAACAATCCAGAAAGTGCAAGGCAGCAAGGATCGCATCAAGGAAGGTTACGAGTTAACTTATGAGTATCGCACACCCGCTGCTCCAGCATCGGGTGGTGTAATCGACTTTAGGAGCCTGAAATAATGGACGTTCGTTTACCCGATGGTACAATCATCAAGGGTGTTCCTGATGGTATGAGCAAGGCCGATCTGACGACCAACCTGCAAGCCAACGGTTATGACGTAAACAAGCTCGCAGTGCCAGCAGCACCTCAACTACCCGAGTCGTCACGCCCCCGCACTGCTGCGCCTGAAGGTATACCCGGTGCTCGTCAAGAACTGAGTACGGGTCAGCGCGTCTATCAGGCAGCACGTCCCTTTGTCGCACCGCTTCTCGAAGCTGGTGGTGCAATTGGTGGCGGTCTGCTGGGTGGTGCTGCTGGTGGCGTTTCAGGCAGCGTCATCCCGTTTGCAGGCACAGCCGCTGGAACCGCTACGGGTGCCGTGGCGGGTGCTGGTCTGGGTTACGGTATTGCCAAGGAAGGTTTGGAACTGGTCGATGTGGCGATGGGCATGAAACCCCCTCGTCAGGGTGCTACTATAGTCACCGAGCCTGTGCGCAACGTGCTTGAAGGTGCAATTTTTGAAGCCGGTGGTCGTGCGGTTGTCCCGCTGATCTCCCGAGGTATCGGCAAGCTGGTTGACCTGCGCCAGATTCCCAAGAACAAAGCTGCCGACATCGCCCGCAACGCCCTCGGTCCAGACTTGCCCGAAGTGCTCAACGCGCTCAATGCAAGTCGGGGTAAAGGTATGAGCGCAGCGCAAGCCAGTGCCGACATCAATAGCCCTACATTCCAAGCATTGATCGACCGCGCCACGGCCCGCGATCCCCGCTTCCTGTCGGCGCTGGAGAAGTCCCAAGGCGATGTGTCGCTCAACGCCCTGTCCAAGTTGGCCGGTGGCAAAACAGCCGCAGAGGTCCGGGCCACCGCAGAAATTGCCAAGGAAGATACCCGCCTCATCACCAGCCCCATGCGCGAGGGTGCACTCAACCGCGCAAACCTCGGCAAAGAAGTTGCCCGTCTGGAAGGCATGTCCGCTGATCTTGGTGAGCAAGCTGCCACCAAGGTGCAGGAAGTTCGCCGCCTCATGGAGTTGGGTGATTTAGCAAACGCCAGTGCCCGTCTGAACCTAATCAAGCGTAACCTGCCTGTAGGTCTGACCAAGTACACCTACTCGGGCGAGTTAGCCGAGAGAGCCTTTGGTGACTGGGCAAACAAGGCAGCTGACGCCTCCCTCGATCTTGGTCAAGGTGCCCGGTTTGCCGATCAGGCTGCTGGCGCTTTGCGCTCCATGGGCATCAAACCCCTCGAAGGTGAACCATTGATGCGCAGCATCAGGGTCGTGGCGAACAACCCCGAGTTTGCTGGCAACGATGTGTTAATGGGTTCCTTGCGCAACGTCAGCGATGACGTTGCGAAATGGACAAACAGCGGTGGCATCATTGACGCCCGCGCCCTTGATGCCATTCGCAAGAACTCGGTCAATGCAGCGATCCAGCAGCTTCGCCCGGGCATGGACGCCACCAGTCAGCGCAACCTTGCTGCTGGCGTTCTGAGCCGTGTGAAGCCGGTGATCGACGATGCCATTGAGGCAGCAGGTGGAACAGGCTACCGCGAATACCTCAATCAACACGCTCGAATGTCCCAGAAGATTGCCGAGAAGCAGTTGACCGGTGAGGCGCTGCGCCTGTTCAAAACCGACAAGAACGCCTTTGTGCGCCTCGTACAGAACGAGTCGCCGGAAGCCGTTGAGAAGATTCTCGGCCCGGGTAAGTACAACATCGCTGTCGAGTTGGCAGAGAACACACTGGCACCGCTGGAGAACGAGGCTGCAAAGGTTATCCGCAATGCCAATATCAAGTCCCAAGTCGAAGGTGGTCAGGCGGCTTTGAAGGAATTACTGCTTCAGAACATGAGCAAGTTCCGTCTGCCGTCCTACATGAGTGCCGTGACCGCGACGACCAATAAAGCACTGAACATCTTGGAAACCAAGATTGGCACCAAAACGATGGCGACACTAACCGAAGCCCTGAAGACACCCGAAGGTGCTGCACAGTTGCTGGAGTCACTGCCCGCTGTCGAGCGTAACCGTGTTTTACAAATCATGGCTGATCCGGCAAAATGGGGTGCTCTGACTCGCGCTGCGACCACCGGCACAACAGCCATCGGTGTCAATATGATGGCTCCTGATCGGTTTATTGAAAACGAGTTTGTGAGGTAATAATTAATGGACCAGATAATAATCAACTGGATGCTGGCGGGCTTTGGTGCCTTGATCGGATTTCTACTAAACGCCGTGTGGCATGCAGTCAAAGACCTTCAAAACGCTGACAAGGAACTGGCAAACAAGGTTGCCGAAATCGAGGTGTTGGTGGCAGGTACCTACGTGCGCAAAGACGAGTTCACACAGTCAGTCAACGCGCTGTTCGCCAAACTGGACCGAATCGAGGATAAACTCGACAAAAAAGTGGACAAGTAATGTACAGCCTTGGTATCCGATCTAAAGCGCGACTCAAGGGTGTCCACCCTGATCTGGTCAAGGTGGTCGAAAAGGCCATTCAACTGACCACTGTGGATTTCACCGTGATTGAAGGCGTCCGCGATCCGCTGCGCCAGAAGAAGCTGGTGGAAGCCGGGGCCAGTCAAACCATGAACTCGCGCCACTTGACAGGTCATGCAGTCGATCTGGGCGCATGGGTTGACGATCAGGTTGACTGGTCGTGGCCACTGTACCACAAGATCAACGCCGCCATGCAAGAGGCATCCAAACTGGTCGGTGTGCCAATCGAATGGGGTGGCAACTGGAAAATGAGAGACGGACCTCATTGGCAGTTGCCGTGGAAACAATACAAATGAGTCAAGTCTGCGCATGCTGCGGTGTTCTACACCCGCAAGACCAAGTAGGTCATCTCCTCGACGTGGTATCCACAAGCTGCACATTGAAGTCATCATCGGTGGGTTCTGGGTGAGCACGCTTGTGCCAGAGTTCAATTAATTCAGTGCTCATTTTCATACTCCCTTGGATTGACGATATTGTTTGACTGCGTTTCGCAACCCAGCTTGGGTTGATGCTTTCTCATCGAGTGCCAGTGCCTGCGCTTGATCTAACGTGTCTTGCATCAGGATGCGGTGGCACATAACCGGAGCACCTTGACCTTGGCGGCGCACTCGGGCGTTGAACTGATCGTACAGATCCAGCGACCAGTTGAGACCATACCATACGAGGATGTGACCGTTCTTCTGAAGGCCATCAATGCCGTGACCCATGCTGGCAGGGTGGCCGATCATGAGTTGGCAGTCACCAGTCTTCCAGCGGTGCATGGCGTTGGTCAATGACGCCTCGCTCTTGCACTCGGTCAGGTTGATAGGGCGCATGTCTTTGAACCGGGTCATGATGCGCTCGGCGTCACTGCGGTATGCATAGGCGCACAGGATCGGTGATCCTTGGGCTTCGTCGATGATGTCCTCCAGCGCGTCCAGCTTCATGTCATGCACCGACTCCCACAGCGGCATCCCGGCAATCGGGTACATTGCCCCGTTGGAGAACTGCAAGCACTTGTTGGTCAGGGCAGCTTGGTTGAATGCTTCAATCTCTTTGCCGCTGTCGAGTACCATGAAGAACTCTTTCTCCAGCCTGTCGTACTTGGCCCTCAACTCATCAGGCATCTCGATCTCGATGTTGTTGACGATCAGGTCAGGCAGCGGGTTGTAGTCCTCAGCAGACATCTCAAGGGTGATGTCGCCAATAAGCTTTTTGATGGTGTCCTCAGTGTCTTCATAAGCCACCTCTTTATACGGTCCAACCTTTTTATAGAACCGTGTGCGAAAAGATGTCTTGGATGTACCGAGTCGTTCACCCTTGTCCACCACCAAGAACTGACCATGTAAGTCTTTGTAGCCATTGGATGCAGGTGTACCAGTGAGTCCAGTGGTCCAATCAAAGTGAGGCAGCACTTTACTAATTGCCTTGACTCGATTGGTTGCTGAGTTCTTGCACTTACTGATCTCGTCCCACACCACACCATTGAACGGTAGCTGTCTGTCTTTCTTGATGAAGTAAGTTTGCAGAGTCTCAGATAACCACTGCATATTTTCGTAGTTGACGAGGTAGATGTCAGCAGGACGCAGGAGAGCGCGGGTGCGCTGATCCCGTGTGCCTGTGACCATGCTGAATTTGAGGTGCTTGGTGTGCTCCCACTTCGCAGCCTCTTGACGCCACACAAGACGAATTACTCGAATGGGTGCAACGATGATCACACCGCGCAGAAATCCACTATTGATGAGGTGTGCCACACTTGTGAGCGTGATTACGGTCTTCCCCAATCCCATATCCAACCACATCATTGAGTTGGGGTGTGAGCATTGAAAGTTGACTGCCTTTTTTTGGTAGTCGTGAAGCAAATCAGGTGTCAGCATTTAACAGCCTCCCGAATCCGTTTACCAATCCACTGCACCACGGACACAGCCCACGAGTTACCCAACGCCTTGTAACGTTGTCCATCTGCGGCAGGCTTTCCGCGATGTGGTACATCGGTGTATCCATCGGGGAACCCCTGTAGGCGTTCGCACTCAGTGGGGGTCAGTCTGCGCACAGCCGAATGTGTTGGTGCGATTTGGCTATCGCACCCAATACCACCTGCTCTTGAACCTTGACCACCCTTAATTACAGCGACTGCTTGCACATCGGTTCTCGTCAGCGTGTATCCGATCTCTTGAGAATACCCGCCACCATTGCCGCCGTTCTCAGGCTGACGACCTATCGTGTTACCAGCCAATGCGAATGTGTGAATTATGAGCGACTCGCTCCCTCCTCCAAGACCACCCGCGCTGGCTCGCAGTGTGCCGACCCCCTCACGGCATCCTCCAAAGCTCGAAGTAGTGCAGGCGGTAACACCCTCCCCCGCACCTCTGATCGGCGTAATATCCCTACGCAAGCCGTCGAACTCAAAAAGAACCGCTGCTGGATCGAAGTCGTCTCTAGCACTTGCGACAACAAACACACGCTTGCGTCGTTGGGCCAATCCGAAGTATTGAGCATCGAGGACTCGCCACGCGACTGTTCTTTGGGGACCATACACACAACCAGCGTTCGTCCACTTGCCCCCTGATGGGACAAGTGCCTCGTCTTCGCCGGCAAGTGATCCCATAACGCAACCGAAGGCGTTGTCGTTGGTGCTGAGGACTCCGGGGACGTTTTCCCAGAGGATGATGGAAGGAGCCATTCCGGCAGCGATTCGTTTACGGTCAATTGCATTTGCAACCTCACAAAAAACTAAAGATAAATTGCCCCGCTTATCGTCGAGTGATTTACGAAGACCAGCGACGGAAAAAGCCTGACAAGGTGTTCCCCCGCATAATACGTCAGGTGCCTCAATTAAACCCATGTCGATCAATGACGGCAATTGGGTCATGTCGCCAAGGTTTGGGACACTAGGGTATCGGTGCGCCAGCAACGCAGACGGGAACTGTTCAATCTCGCTGAACCAAGCAGCCTCCCACCCAAGAGGTTGCCACGCGACACTAGCAGCTTCGATGCCCGAGCACACAGAACCGAATCTCATAATACCACCATTGCGTCAATAACCATTTTGCCGCTGTCCACGTTGTCCACCACGAACACGTTGACATTGTGGCGGCGCAGTCGATCATGCTCACGCTCCTGCGAATCAGTGGGCTTCTGACCCCCGCGCTTAAACTCGATAAAAAAGATCACACCGTTGGGGCGCACAAACATGCGATCTGGCACGGCGGCGCGGGCAGGGCTGGTGAACTTATAAACCAACAGGTTCTTTGTCTTAGCGTAGTCGCAGACTTTGGTTTCAATTTGTTTCTCAAGCATCTCAATCTCCTTCAATTCGAATGTTACGTGCTCTCACGCTAAACCTATACATAATTTCTCCACTTCTCTGATGTAGTAATCGAAATCTACTGGCAGCTTGCCAGCATCCCTGATGTCATTGCAGACATGCACACCCCATCCACTCTCGACACCAATCTTGCGCCACTCGGTCTTGCCCTTGAGAGGCGGCATGTACTTGAACAAGCGACCACCACCCTCGGCGATGTAGTAACGTGTGATGTTTTGAATCTTCTGTGGCGGCTGGCCATCCCACTCGATAACAAGATAACTACTGCGGGGCACCTTGGTGCGCAGCATGAAGTCCATGATTTCAGGCCACTGTTCGACTGTCTCGCGGATCGGTGCACCATCGACCAGCACTTTCTCGGCAACCTTGGGCACCACCAGTCCACCGGCGTTCTGGTGCCATCCGACATTGTATTCGTAGGCACCTTTGCGCTTGGTGCTGCCGTCTTCAAACACGCCGATGTACGAGTTGACATCGCGGATCATCATGGCATTGTAGACGGCTTCCTCAAGGTTCAGCCCGGTGTGCGACTGCCACGCAGCGCGGGTCAGATCAACCATTATCTTGTTGGTCCGGGGCACACGCACTGTCATGCCGTCCGTGTTTACTTGGATCAGGCGCAGCCCGGGGATGTGCATCAACCCTTCGGCCAGCAGGCACAACAGCAGTTGACCGTTGAGCGTGATAGACATGGTGAACAGTGGGTCGTAGAAGATCGAGAACTGGTTGTTGCTATCACCATAGACGCCGTTCAGCGCCAGCTTCAGCATCGCGCTTTCTGTGGACTTCTTGGGGTATGACTTGCGCTGCTCGAACAGGTGCTTATAGATGCTGACAAACTCTTTTCCGAGATGTGCCGGGTAAAACCCATTCGTGATTGCCAGATTTGGATAATATGAAGTGACATCCAAGTCCACGATGATGTGTTCACCGTCAGACTCGATTACCTCAGACTCGACGGAACCGTGGATTCCCCCTAGACCAAAGACAAAAGTGAATCCGTCGATTGTTGCTGTGAGGTCATTAAATACCCCTTTGGTTTCGGTGATGGTCTGAGACTTGAGCCAGTTCATCACCCGATTAAATTCAGGGTGATTGAAGTTAATCCACGGCAGGATGACTTCACTAAGGTGAATCACGGGTCGTTTGGTTTGACGGGGTGTGCGACCACTCGGCCCGAAGTTATAGCAGGTGACACCCGCCTCCTCCAGCTTCATTGTGAAGTAGTCTTTGCCGATCTTGGTATCGTTATGGTTCATGAAGTCACGGGCGTACTTGCGCGTCAGCTCCTCACGGAAGCGGATCATGTCGAGTGTGTGGTGGTAGAACAGCTTGGTCTGATCCACGTCGTGTTTATTGTACTGCTTAAGCACTACAATTTGATCAGGGGTTAATACAGTACCTACGGGGAACGGTAAGTCCTCAATGGTGTCGCTGCACATGTTGAACTCCAGCACCTTGAGGCTGGTGGCGCGGGCGCGGTTGTCGAAGTGGTGGATTTTGAACAGGTCGATCTGCTGCACGAGCCAGTCAGACGGTTTGACGTGGTGCACCCACCTGCTGCCGTCATCGTCCTGAGAGTTGATGATAGCCATCGCCTTCTGATACAGCGTGTTGGCGTCACTGTGACCCATGCGGATCAGGGTATGAATCACAGGGTAATCAAACCCCAAGTTATTAAAGCCGACCATGCGTGAGTCGGTTTCCTTGAGGAACTGGAGGAACTCAATGATCTGACGACTGTCGTTGCGTATGTCACTGATCTCGAACATCCAGTGCAGAGGTGCTTCTGCGTGTTCCACTGCCAGCGTGAATACGTTGGGGTAGGTTTCACAGTCATAGATGTAGTCGTTACTCATTTCAATATCACCAGCTTTCCAGCAAATCCAGAGTTACTCATTTATGGTTACCATGTAGGTGGGGGAAGGCGCAGGTCGTCAACCTGCATGAAGGGTGACACACCCTCCCCCGATTCAATTACTGACCAAAGAACGAAGGTAAGCCAGTGGGTGCACCAAGGAACGAAGGTGTGCCCGTGGGTGTACCAAACGGTGCGGCAGGCATGGTAGCAATAGCAGGTGCCGCAGCAGCCGGGGTAAACATGCCAGCAGGAGCGCCAGCCACGGCACCGAACATGTCAGAGGCATCCACGTTGCCTTCACCGAAGGATTTATCATCACCAGCGAACTGAACGGCGATTAAGTCGCAGCGGATACCACGACCATGCTTGTTGTCCTGCGGCCAAGGCTTGATTGCAGCGTTCACACGGCAACCACCGTACATCTTGCGGGCAATCTGCTGGTACGCCATCGTGTTGGTCGGGTCAATCGGTTGACCATCGGATTGGATCATCTGAGGCGCGGTGTCCCGACCTGCGGTGATGAACACATGACCTGCATAGCCATCGTAAGGCTGGAAGGTCTTCTTGTTAACCTTCTCTTCGCCACGACCGAAGCAGCGGGTCTTGCGATCCTGCTGGATCATACCCATGACAACTTGAGCGTGTTCCTTCCACTTCTCCAGTGCCAAGGCACCGTAGCGGACCATGAACTGCTGGAAGCCGGGGTGCTCTTGGAGCATGAGTAAATCGCAGTTATGCGAGATGCGTTCCTTGCCTGTTTGCTCGTTGATCTGGCGCTGTGGTTCAGCGAGATGTGGGAATGACAAACGGACGTTCGATAAAAAGATGATTTCAGACATTACATTTACTCCATTTAAGAAAGCCACGAGGGCAGGGATTTGGCAGCAGGTACTGCGTCTAATGCACTGAACATCGGTGCAGCGTTCATGACGACAGCTGGACGACCATCAGATTCGAGGACTACGGTCAGCTTACCAGCCAGCTTGATCATATATTCTTGATCCATTCGCTTGAGTTGACGCTCAGTCAGTGCAACCTTGGTGCCGTCTTTCTTTTCCCACGTCAGCTTTTCAGCCTTGGCGGGGGTGACGAGTTTGGTCTCATAGACAGCGCCCTTAGGGATGCCCATCTTGACCAGCTTCTCAGCCATCTCGTCTTCGGGCAGTGCCCAAGCGCGGGAGCCGCGACCATTGACCAACTTGAGGCCGGGGATCGAGATACCTGATTCCATGCGGCGCATGGCTTCTTTCTCCACACCATCGAGGAGTTGGCGCATCAAAGGGGCAGCCTCCATGATCTGACGGATCTGGGCATCGTCCATCTGGGTTGGGTCTTTGTCGGCACTTTGCTGTGCGACGTCGAGTGTTTCGGTTACGACTGGTTGGAACATGATTCCTACCTCCTTCATTACAGTACCTGCCAGCGCGGTGCAAGAGCCTTTGGCGCGGCAGAACTTACATTGACTTTCGCCCGGTATAAGCGGTGCATCCGGTTTGTCGGTTGCAGCCGCTTGCAGAACGATTGTACCGATGTTATCCATCAATGATTTAACCGTGACCTCGTGCGATGTAATCGGCTTCATGCCTTTCAGCGCCAACTTGGGCTGCACGATTGTCAGGATAACCCGGATGAACGGAAAAACCCCGTTCACTGGCAGCTTGTAGCCAGCCAGCACACCGTATGCATACTGTTCGAGCTGCATATTACACTCGGCGATCACTACACCCATACCGTCTTTGTAGTCGATCAACTCAAGGAAATCAGGGCCGATGATCTGGCAGTCCACAGTACCCGACAAGTCTTCACGACCCAACAGAAACTCAGGGTTCACCTTCTGCTCAGAGATCACCTTGAACATGCCGTTCATCGACACCTCACGGATGTAATCGATTGATATCTTGACCCGGGCAGCGCGGTCAGCATCCACCTTGAACGTGCCCTCGTGATCAGTAAAGGTTTCCCCCACTTGATCCAGTGGGTCCGACAATCCGTTCTTGATGCATTGCTCCAGCAGCGTGTGGCTGTGGGTACCATCGGCAGCAGCGGGGCCGCTACCGGTGTCAGGGTACTTGGCTTCTTCTCGAACGCTGCCGGGGCACAAGGCCCAACGGCTGCGCTTCGATGGGGACAGCTTGGCGTGATCGATCATGATCAAGATCCAAGCCGAATACCGGCACTCATTTGTGCGCCACCGCCTTCAAGGGCTTGCGCAATCGCTGTAATAGCACGGGCATTTTCGGTAACAGCGTTTGCCAACGCTTCAACAGCGGCACGAGTGTGTTCGTTGGCTGACGAGTTGTTGGTAACCGTACAGTCAGACACGTTGTAAATAGGCGCAACATCTTCGGGTGTGGGTTTAGTCGTTTCCATGATTATCCTTTCAGTGCTTCAACGTTAGTGTGCAGCGCAGCATAGTGCTCGGTCTTCACATCATTAATATTCTGATAACCCAATTTAGTCAAAACACCTTGGATCAGGGCACCCTTTTGCGGACCGAGTGCTTTGTAGACACCCATAACGTAATCGATCAAACCTTTAGGGTCAGAGAACGGTGCACCTGTGGTAGTAAGTGATGGAGCCATGAATGTGGGAGGGGTGATCATGATCGGGATAGCAGCCACTGGTGCGGGTGCTGCAACAGGAGCAGCAGCCACTGGCGCAGGTACAGCTTGTACCACAGGTGCGGGTGCTGCTACATTACCAGCTTGCAGTTGTGCAGTTAGAGCAGTTAGGGCAGTTGTCAGGGCTTCAATCTTGAGTTCGAGTGACATATAATTTCTCCAAAGGGTTGTTGTTTACAGGGGGTTGAATTGTGAGGCGGTCTTCTACAAACGCCTCGACGATTTCACGATGCACTTCGCTCGGTGTTCCGATCTTCCGTGCTTTCTCGTGAAAATTAGTGTGCGTCTTGAATGTCACTCGGACAATCAAGAACGCTGATTTGGATTTGGGTGATTTCATAATATTTTCCTCAACTGATGACGCATTGTAACACGACTGTGATACAATAGTGCAACTGATTTGAATTATTTTTGGAAAATAAAAAGACTCAGCTGTTATATCGAGACGTTACGGGAGATAAACAATGAACAAATTATCAGCAATTGCAGTTACCAACGGGATTACATTATGACAGCACCGCAGACTATGCAATCACATCCATCATCTGTTGACGCATATATCAGACACGGATGGAGCCTCGTTCCGATCCCAGCCAACACCAAGGGGCCGCGCACCCCCGGCTGGAACATCAAGCAAAACGCACTCAAGAATCAATGCGATCTGCCGCAGGGACACGGCATCGGATTAGCCCATGCGTATAGCGGCACGATGGCGCTGGATATCGACGACTGGACGGTGACAATCGACCTGCTTGCCGAGCATGGTGTCGACCTGCAATCCCTCTATGACGCACCTGATGCTGTTGTGATTAACTCGGGCAAGCCCGGGCACGGCAAGTTGCTGTACGTGATGCCCTTCGGCGCTGCGCTACCATCAAAAAAGGTCATGCACAGCGGCATCACGGCCTACGAGTTGCGCTGCGCTACGGTCAGCGGCCTAACGGTGCAGGATGTGTTGCCCCCGTCGATCCACCCCGAGACACGCCAGCCCTACAGCTGGGCAGGTCACGGTCACTGGACCCGAATACCTGTCATTCCACAAGTCCTGCTGGACCTGTGGAACGGGATGTTGACGCACGACAAAGAGCGCACCATCGCAACGGACGGCTCGATTGACGCATCGTGGGAGGAGATCAAGCAAGCCCTTGACGCTGTGCCAGCAGACTGCACCCGGGACGAGTGGGTCAATATCGGTATGGCTCTGCATTGGGTGGGTAATCAGACTGATCAGCTGGATCAAGCGCTGGCGCTGTGGAACGACTGGAGCGCCACAGCGCAGACTAAGTACCCCGGCGAGTGTGAGATCTTGACACAATGGGCCAGCTTCAGGCATGGTAAAACTACATCTGTCAAACTAGGGACACTGTTTCACATCGCCAGACAGCATGGATGGCAACGGAACATGCCCAATGTGTCTGAATTGTTCGGCAAAATCGAGACACCTGTAATGGAGCCGATTGATGTGATTGACGGCCTGCGACCCAAACCACCCGATATGAACCTGTCGCTGTGGCCCAGCATAATCAAAACAAGATCCATCGAGATTTCGGAAAGTGTAGGTTGCGACCCTGTCGTCCCCTTGTTCGCCGGATTAGCCGCTGTCTGCGGGGTGATTGATGCCCGCATTCGGCTAGAACTCATGCCGGGGTTCAGGGTGCCTCCGGTGCTGTGGCTCATGACCTTGGGCGACCCAGCGGACAAAAAATCACCCGGATCGCGGCCCATGCTGTCGCCCTTGAAAAATATTGAGGCCGAGGATCGACCCCGCTACAGCAAGGAACTGCTGGGCTGGGAGGGTAAGGAGGCGGCATACGCCAGTGCCAAAAAGGGCTTCCTTGAATGGTCCTCCTCGCCCGATGCCCTGCTGGGTGCCGATCAAGCTCCAGTGGTGCCCGAGATGCCCCCGCAACCCGTACCCCTGAAAATCACAGTCAGCGACATCACGAGTCAGAAGATGGTGCGCCAAGCAGCAGACCGACCCCGTGGTCTGCTGTGCTATCTCGACGAAATGAACTCATGGGTACGCAAGCTGACAGATAAAAGCAGTAGTGAGGATCGTTCAGCATGGGTTGTATCTTACGAATCAGAGCATTACGAAATGGATCGAGTTGGCGCTGGTTCGATACACTGCGAAAATTTGGCTGTGTCGATCTACGGTAACATCCAACCCGCCGTGTTCAAAGCCAGCGTTGGGCCACTTTCGGCTGACGGTCTGCTGCAACGATTTATCCCAGCTATCCTACGCAGCAGCAAGACCAAGCTGGGTCAGCCGGTGCCTGATTATCTGACCAGCGCCGCAGCGTGGGAGCACACCCTGCGTCTGATCTACGCGCTACCTGCGCAGACCTACTACATGTCGCCTGAGGCGTACACCGTGTTCCGGGATTTTCAGTCATGGTACGAGGACGCCAAACGAGATGAGAGGACGCTGGACAGCGGGACCGAGTACATGACAGCATTCGGCAAATTGGAGGGACTAGCTGGCCGTCTGATCCTCGTCTGGCACGTCGTCGAGTGCCCGTTCACCCATCACGTCAGTGCAGATCTGGTGGAGCGCGTGATCTCGTTTATCAAAGGCTATGTGATCCCCGCCTACCGATATGCACTAAGTGAGGTGGCCGGAACCATCTCGAATGATTTCGATCAGTGGATGATTGACCACATTATTCAGAACAGCGCCGAGATCACCACGATCGACCTGCGCGCCCTGAAGCGGTCAGCACGGCGTAAGATGGAGGGTAAAACCGAATGGCAAAAAGACCAAATGGTCATGGATGCCATGTTGACTCTGGAGCAGGCCGGATGGGCTGTCAAAATCGAGGAGGAGTTGCACAAACACCGGGCAATGTGGGCTATTAACCCCACGCTATCAACCATGTTTGAAGATTACAGAACGCAGGTAATCAAGGCAAAGCAGCGCCACGCTGACTACATATACCGCCACGCTTACGACAAAGGCAAGGAGCGCAAGCTGGTCAATGGGTATGACCCTGACACGATGGTTTAACATCCTCCCCGCTCTTTAGGGCTGGGAGGATGTCAATTTGTTGAAGGATTGGATTCAAATAATTCATAACAAGTCATTGCGTAGTTAGCGGCTTCATCTGCCCTTCGTGATTCAGCAAGAAGAAATTCCGTAAGTTCGTTTGAAAGTTTATTTCCGTCGGTTTCGTCTTTAGAATCGCTGGTGGATTCGGGCATTTTACAATCGTATTTGTTGGTGGTGTACGGGTCACGCAACCCGCCAAGCTCAGAAACAAGACGACGGTTATCAGACATCGTTTTATCAAGTTTTTGTTTTGTTTGAACATTTTTAACCTCTAATTCTAAAGCGACTTGATTGCCAACCTGCTCTATTTTTGAAGCAAGCTCAAGAGCCGTATTCTGTACATGAGCCTGCATCAAGTCTATCTTAGATATTTCATTTTTGTAATATAAAGATGTAAAAAAATGACCAGTTAACGCACCAATTAACGCAAAAATAACAGAGAATTTTAAAGTAAACATTTATTTAGTAACTGATTGAGTTGTTATTGTTCTCAAGATTATATTTAAAATAGGTAACGACACTGCTAATGTCACATATAAATAATCAGGGACAAACGGCTTAAGTAACCCAGTTGAAGCTTCAAAAACAGCTAAAATTGCAACGAACATATTCAACAAAATAGTTTTTGACTGATACCATTTTTTCATTTTAAATATCCTTTCCTAAGTTAAGTAACAGATTCTCTAATTTGCGTACCATATCACCTACACCGCTGAGATTATGCTTTATAACATGCAGCCCACCCCCCAGCCTACTTGACACCTCTTTTACATATTGTTTAATGTTTTTTATTTCGTTTTCATGCACTACCAAAATACATACTACTTTATATCCAGCATCAACTGCCCATTTCTCTAAGACTTCTCTTTCCTCTATAAATCGAAAGTCGCTTATAATAATATCTCTATTGGTTGTCTTGTAGTCGGTTTCTTCTATTCTACGTACCAGATAGTCTACCCAATAAGTGGGGCTGATACTTTTCCCCACATTTGACACTGCAATCATTAGGTCTCTTGGGGTTACTGAA